GATTGTCTAATCATTCCTTCTATCGTGCTATAGTTCATTAATCGTTATATAAGAATCCACAAATAGAGATAAGGATGATCGCGAATAGTAGTAACATTTCTAAGGTCATAATTTAATTTAGTTTAATGGTTAAAGTTACAGATCGGACACTTACCGTGAGCTACATCACTGCAACGGTCAGTTAATCTAGGTGATTTGCAACTCGATAAGACGAGTAGCAAGGTGATAAGTATAGCTTTCATAATCTATTAATTCCTTTCCTTGCCTTCTCTAGTTTAATTATTTCTTTTACTGCTTCCTTATATTGTTCAATCTTTTCCTCATGGCTATAAGCTTTACCAGTAAATAAGGACGGGTATTTTTTATGGGACCATATAATCTGTGTCTTTTTATGATCACTTACAATCCTGTAAAAGAATGGTTGATCTTGATGGTATTCAGTAACGCTCATGTCGCTACGCTCCAACGCATTCATTCGCTTTGCTCACTGAATGCTTTTGACATAATGATATTAACCTTTCCTTTGCTCGGATAAATCCTGGATGTACATTTCTAAGGGTAGGTAAGTCTACGCTACTATATCCCATCCTTTCCATTAACTTGTGTTTCATTTTTAAATAAGCTCGGTTGGCTTGTGTCTTTGTCATAATTAGTTTTAATCGTTAGTTGATAGGAATAGAAGCCAAAGCCACACGACAAGACAACTTAAAGGTGACAATAAGCACACAATAAAAGTCTTTAGCTTGTCGCTTGGCTGCGGTTCTAATCCAGTTTCTTTTAATAATTGTTTTCTTTGGTTTTTGTTCATGCAACCTCCTCTTTTACTTGTTCATTATACTTTTTAAGAGTTGCAACCTTTAGAATATTAAAAGCGTAGGACAACATATAATCGTCAAGGCTAACATCATCGGTATTATGTCCGTTTTCTTTGACTTCCATTTCCACTTCGTCAAATAGATTAAGCTTTGCTCCGTAGTCGTACATATCGAAACGAACAAAGTTGACCAGTTGCCAAGCACGATAATATTCAAATGAATAGTTGCAATTGCCACAGATTTCCACGATTGCGTTGTAATAGTCGAATGAATCGTCAAGGTTATAGTCTTTTACAGATTCAACAAGTGAATCTATAAGTGAATCGAATTCGTTTTGTTTCATAATTTTATTTTTCTTTCTATTGGTTTTAATTTTGGTTATTTGTTTCTTCAATATTATCCTCGTGGCAATTGCAACCTTTTTCATCATAATCCTCGTCTAAGCATTCCATATCACATTCCGAACACTTAAGCTTATACACTGGAAACGGGCAACCATCAGGATAATAATTTGTAGATTCTTTTATAATGTTTGGTGGGTAATAATCATTATCGTTCATGTATTTATATATTTCTAAAGGTGTAAAGATTAGTTTCATTTAATAAAAGGTTCGTAAGCTTTTATGCATACATAAGACCACTCAGTAGAACCATCTTCAAATTCAACAAAATATTTAGTTGTAAAACCATAATGATGTTCAGTTACATTTTTAATTTTCTTTTTCATAATTTTTATTTTATTCATTGTTTTTTATTGGTTAATATTAAAGTGATGTTTGTTCACCCAAAAACCCCGCCTATTTCTAGGCAGGGCGTTTGGTTAATATGTAATATAAATTACAAATCCAATGGACTTGTGCGAACTTGTTTGCCTTTTAATGAGTTAATCAATCGATTTTTTTCGTCCGCGATTCGACTTAGCTCATAATCGTACTTTGAACTTGCTACCGAGTCCGCAGCTTTTTCAATCAATTCTTTATCTGTATTTAACAAGACAATCTCAGCAACTAACTTGTTAAGATCAGATAAGTCTAGTTGAATGTTTCCAGCTTTGATTTGAAGTGCGGTGGCTATTACTTTTTCTTTATTCATATTATTAGTGTATTTATGTTTTTGGTTAAAGCCCGGGAAACCGGGCGATGAGAAAGAACTTGTAAAGTGTTAATCATGTTTCATGCCAATCTTTATAATTAGCTAAAAATGTATAAAACTTTTTACCCAAAAACCCCGGCACTTGCGTGCCAGGGCATTAGGTTCATTTTTCCTCGGTCTCAGTCCTCAAAGAATCCAGCTGGGGAATAAAGCTCGGTCGGTTGAATACTTTTCTCTAGTTCATAGATGCTACGGAGCTGGTTAAGCGTGTATTCACCGTCCTTGTAGAGGTAAAGGTAATTGCCTAAGTGAACCACCGAGTTATCTTCTAACCAAGTCTGGAATTGTTCGTCATTATTCATAGTTTTATTTTTTGTTAATTATTGGTTGTTAATAATCTGTGAAAGAACTAAAAGTATAGTATCATTTCCCGTGCCAACTTTTTTTCCCGGGAAATTTAGCTAAAAATTTGTTCGTTTTTTAAGAGTTTGTATAAAATTTACACAGGTGTATTTATGTAGTTAGTACAGATGTAAAGGATTTATACAAAAGTAGTTTTTAAACGCCTAAGAAAATAAACAAATGCCAACACAAGTCATTGATTATCAAGACTTTACAACATAATCACCAGGCTATTTATAGTTGCAAATTTACCTGGGAAAACTCGTTATTTTTCGCATAATCTGTATTATGTCTAATTAGTTTTGTTGATTATCAACGCTTTAGGACACAACACCCACCGGTCTAGAGATTTTCTAGGGGTGCCAAGGGGGTAAATCCAGTCGCGTATATAGCGTAAGCCCCTCAAATTTTTTTACCATTTTCAAAAAGTACCTTAACAAGTCTCAAAAAGACCCCTAACAAGTCTCCTTATCATTGTCATCATCATCAAGGTCCATATCACTTTCAAAGTCGATTACAGTGGAGTCTAGGACGACTAACTTGCAAGCTTCAATGCACCCTATGATTGTTTCATCGTGCAGGTCATATTCACTTTTATAACGGTAAATAAGATTGGCTAAGTCGTTGTTCAACAAGTCTATTTGTTTCTCGTACTCCATAGGTATAAAATTTAAGGCTTTACAAATCTGAAAATCAAGTATAATGTATTAATAACAGATATATAGGTATATAAGAATATCTGTAAATAGATGCGTTGACAAACTACTTTAGAAGATGACCTTTATTAACCACTCTTTAAAAGTAATTATTAACATAAACATACCTAAAGACATTATTTAACAAACAAGGGTTTAAGGATAAATGTGTCTATGTCCATAACATAGCCCTAGAACCTTTAAAAGTTCTTTTATAGAAGCTATCAGTAAACTTTGTTAATTCTTCATCTAGAAGTTCTTGTTTTCTAGAAAGTATGTTATTATCAACATCTTGATTCATTTGTTCTACCCAATAGTTAATAGCAATAGATAAAGCATCTAATCTATCATCATGTATAAGACTACCTTTATCTTTTGTTATTCTAGATAGTTGGTACATAAGCATGTATTTAGCTTGATGTTCTATAGGATAAGATTGACAGGATTTATAATCTTTAAGAATAACAGAAGGACAAATGATAAGTTTATGTTGGTTAAGAACAGGTTCAAGAACATCAATTATTCTAAGTTCCTTTTGTTTGTTATGTCTTACTTCTTCAATGGAACAAGGGTAGGAAGTCAAGAACAAGGGTTTTATAAGTTCCATAAACATACCATCACCAAAGTTAGATTCTATAATGATCTTATTAACTTTGTTATCTTTAGCTATACCTACAAGTTGTTTAAGTGTTTGAGTATCATAACCACCTTTAAGACCACCAGCAGAAGGAACGAATAGTTGACCGTTAAGCATTTTAACAACAGCATAACCAGTTTCATCTTTACCTCTACCAGAAGGGTCAATGGACATAACAGAACCTGTATATTCAACCATGTCTCCTAATACTTTAAAAGGTTTATGAAACCTATCACCACCTAGACCTACATTAGGTAAGTCTTTATTTTCGTTATCTTTATCAGAAGACCAAAGTATTTTCTCAGGAGCTAAGTCTATGTTAACATCTGTTACGATTAGATCATTGATCTTAAGGGGATACCTGTCAGCATCAGACAGTCTGGGATTAAGCATGAATTGTAAAGCATACCCAGTTCTACCGTAAGACAGCTTTCTTTCTTCTAAGTCCAAGTCAGAGAATCTGGTAGGTTCTGTAGAAGTACCTATTGACTCTTTTGTTATTCTTTCCGTTATAAAGGGTGCTACATCGTTGTCATAGTTCTTTACTACTAAATCCTTACTTGGGTATTCGGAAGTCCATATACGAGCGTTATAGCCCCTTTCTCGGAGCTTATTGTATATAGAATCTTCACATTGTGGAGTACCAAGGAATAAGATACGAGAAGAGTCTAAGGGTTTAAGGATAGCTTCAAACTCCTTTACTTGTTCATCTAGCTTATCTCTCATTCCTTGAGTAGCAGAGTTGTTAGGAACTTCTATGTCATCAGCTATGATTATATCTGCTCTTGATCCTGTTAGCTGGGAGGATATACCTAGTGACTTAACTGAAGGAGCGTGAGCAGCAGGAGCAGGACCTACATCAAAAGCTATCTTAGAGAACCTTTGATCCTTTTTAGGTATTAGACCTTGAAGGACAGGAATGTCGTGAATGATCTTAAGAGTGAAGGTAGAGAAGTCATCAGCTCTGTTTTTAGATGCAGAGACTACAAGTATGTTCTTAGTGGGGTCTAATAGTAGTTGATGGACAGCATAGGCTGAACATATCCAGGACTTACCTACACCTCTGAAAGCCATGATTAACGATCTTTTAGGACCGTGTTGCATGAAGTCAGCAATGTCGTATTGTAAGGGTGTAGGATCAGGTAGGTTCAAGTGCTTCCAAACTATATATAAGAAGTTACGGAAGTCCTTGAGTTGGTGAAGCTTAGACTCACTACTCATGTTCTCTTCGGTGTTTGCTTTTTAATTATTGAAGCTTTTGCTTTAGCTCAGGGTCTTCTTCAAAAGGTAGTACTTCATTGAGTAGATCATTAAGAGGAGTATCTTTACCACTCATAATAACTACATCATTATCTTTTAGAAGTTGTCTAGCTCCGTTAAGGATAGAAGGATTAAACTCACCAGTATCGTGCATCTGATCAATAGCAGCCCTATAGGTATCTGCTACATAAGCTTGTAAGTCTCCTAGTTCTTTATGTGTTTTCATGTTAACATTTCCACCTTCTAAGAGCTAAAGCTTTTCTAGTAGGTCTACCTTTGGAATCTTTCATAGGTCCTTTAACTCCTGACATTCTAGCACAGAAGGAACGCTTACGAGGACCACCACCAGGTTGCGGAGCTTTAAGATTAGAACCTGTAGCTCTGTTATACTTCCTTCTACCTTTAGCAGTAAGACCACCCTTACGAGATTTCTCACCTCTGCCTAGAGACAGTGATACTCCTTTACGCTTCATTACTTCTTCTTTTTCTTAATAGACATACCTCGACGCTTTAGCGTTATGATGTCAGCTTGTGTGATCTTTTTCTTATCTCCTGCAACTGCTGCAAGTTTCTTTTGTTTAGGTGTGTATTTACTATATGGCATATTATTTACCCTTTCTTATTTTAAGTGAAACTCTGGCTGCTGGTGTGTTACTAACAAATTGTTTACCCTTAGCACCTGCTTTCTTTTTCTTTCTGGCTGTAGCTGCTCTCTGTGATTTAGATAGTGACTTAGCCTTGGACATAGGTAAACATCTATCAGGATTCTTCTTGTTCTTAGAAGTACCACAAGCTCCTTTTATGTTACCATCTGATCCAATACGAACCCAGTTCTGTGCCCTCCATTTAGCTAACTCACCCATCTTATTTCTTTTTCTTTATAGATAGTTTACGCTTCTTACCTTTTCCGTACTTAGGGTCTTTACAGTACTTAGAAGCTGCCATGTTAGCGTAAGCAGAAGGATACTTATCAAAAGTCCTTTTAGCCCAAGCAATCCCTTTTGGACATATCTTACTCATCTTTTCATTAACATCTCCATCATTCTGTCTAGTTTACCGTTAATCTCTTTTACAGTTGTTTCAAGACCACTCATACGATTCTCTACAGCAGTATCTCGTTCTCTTTGTGCTGCCAGTTCAACTTCAATCTTAGTCAACCTGCGTTCGTCCGTATCTAGTCGATCAGCAAACTTCTTAACTATCCAACCGAATACACCAAGGATAACAGCTAAAGCAGTGTCGAGAAAGTGTGAGAGTTGTTCTGTCATCCTATTAAGCTGATATAGCAGCCCCAGGAGTAGCTAATACTTTCCAAGAACCTCCTGCTCCATAAGTACCTGTGTACATAGCTAAACAAGGATTTCCTGCATTTCCGTTAGAAACATAAGCGACTTGACCTTCTAAAGCTCCGTCAGCAGCAGTTAAGGCATTCATCTCAGCTACCGTACCACCAGCTAAAGTTATGTTTCTACCAAACACCGCAAATGCTTGCGTACTAGGTGAATCTTGAAAACCAAACCTTAAAGCCTTTTCATTTAAGGATACAGCAATTTCTGTAGGAGTGCCTGTCTCATCTGTATCTTTAAAGTATAATTGTAATGAATTACCTTTAAGTATTACCTTTTGTGCAGTTAAATCGTATCCTGTTTCATTCAATGTACCGATACCAACTCCACCATTTACATAGTTCAATTCAGTATCAGTATCACTGATGTTATCAGCAGTAATAACATTGTTAGCTATCGTAAGAGCAGTAGAACCTGTAACATCACCTGTGTGTGTAGCGTTAGTAACCTTTGCAGTATTAGCAGCAACAGCAGCATTAGAAGCTACATCTGAATCTGTTATGTAACCAGCACCGTTGGTAAGTTGATTATTGTTTGTAGGTACTGAAGCTGTTGTAGCGTAAGTTGAACCAGCGTCCAAATCGCTAATCATATTAGAGTTTGTTTTTGTAATAGCCATATTTAAAAGTTTTAATATGTTAAGCTGATATTGTTTCAGTAATTATGTTAGACCGTTTTGGCTGAGTGTACCAGCTATAGAAAGGTTACCATTTGGTCTTAGTCTTAATAACCCTCCACCGTCTGTTCCATTATCGTTAATCAGATTGATTTGAAGGTAGCCAGAATCCATTGTTATTTGATAAATACCTTCATTAGCAGGTGCTTGAGTGTCGTTCATTTGAATAACAGCAGAAGGACCTTTGACAATAACAACAGATTGTCCTGTGGTTGCAGTGTTTTCAACAGTTAATAAATTGATACTTCCGTCACCAGTTACAGATAATTCTCCTGGAACAGTAGAAGCTTGGTTTCCTACTTGGACATTACCATCCATTTTAACTTTAGGTGAACTACTACTGCTGTTAGCTAATATTCCTATACCTATAGTTCCTTGAGTGTCATTAACATTAAGTAAAGTATCTGTAGAACTTATCTTAGCGGAAGTAACTGCATTGTCAGCAATCGTCAAAACAGTATCTCCTGTAACATCTCCAGTATGGGTAGCATTAGATACCTTAGCCGTGTTAGCTGCAACAGCAGAGTTATTAGCTACCTCAGTATCAAAGTCAGATATAGTCGAAGCAAGTTGAGTACCTGTATGATTTGCTCTGTTCTTTAAGTTAGCGTCTGTATCATTAGCTGTTGCACCATCTGCTACATTTAAAACCGTCCTTACTTCAGTAGAGGTCAAAGCTTGTGGAGCAGCACTACTACCACTATCGTTACCTAATAAAGTGTTGTTGTTTATACTTTCAATACCTGATAAACTTAAACCAGCAGTTACAGGTACAGAATAACCTCTTTGAACTACAACAATGTTAGAACTACTTGGAGGAGCACTAGTAAAAGTAATGGTGTTTGCTGTGGAGTCTATGGCATAGGCAACGGTAGGTTCTTGAAGCACACCATCAATAGCTACCTCATACATACTGTCATCACTTAAAGAAATTCCAGGGCTAAATGTAAAAGCAGTGGTAGAACCGTTACCTGTAAAGTTGTACTTATAGGGAGCTGTAGAAGACCCTGTTATTTGATTAGATATTTGTTGGTTAACATAATCTTCTGTAGCCCCATTTAAAGTTAAAGCATCAGCATAAGCCTTTGTCACTGCATCTGTACTAGCTGTAGGAGTACCTAAACCTGTGATTTTATTGTTCCTCATAGCCAAGTCACCTGTCATGTTGTCACCTGCTTTAGTAACTTGCAGTGCGTCTTGTGTATCTACATAGTTCTTAGTAGCTGCGTCTTGTGCTGAAGTAGGATCAGCTACATTTATTATCTTGGCTAAGTCAGCATCGTAATTACCATCTACATTCTTGGTCAAGGTGTTCTTACCACTACCTTCTTCTATCTCTTCGTTAAGATATAAGTTGTGTAAGTAAGCACGATCCAACTCTGTCTCTGTTAATACACTACCATTCTCAAAGTCTACAAGGGCTACATCAGATGCACTATCTCTTTTAATTCTTATCCTAGCACCTGTTTCAGGAGCAGTAGTAAATCTGATAAGGGTAGAAGGAGATGTTATAATAGTATAGTCTCCTGTTGATACAGTATAGAACTTACCTCCTGGAGAAGAACCTGTCGAATCGTCTAGCTGTACAACTACATGAGAATCATCAAGATAGGGAAAAGAAAAGGCAAAGTCCGTCTGACCTGCTCCAACGGTGTAGTCTACAAATGTATTAGCCATAGTAATATATTATTAATTTGTTTGTTGTAAAAGTTCAAGCACATCTTCTCTCTGCATTCCACCTCTGAATTGTGCTTTAGCTCTTGTAAGGTTTGAGTATAGTCTATCTAGTTCAGGATACTCTCTGAGCATCTGCCTTCTAGCTTCTTTTCTGAATCTTGTAAGAATACTATTAATCTGTTGAATACGAGGACTAGGAAGACCAGGTTCTGATTCAGGAGATAAACGCTGATAGTTTCTTGATTTAATTAACTTGTTTAAAGTCTGTCTAAGAGTAAGACCTCTAAGTTTAACAGATTTAAGAAGCTCTAATTGTCTATCATATGCTGATTGACCTTGTTCACTTTCATACTCTCTTAAATCAATTTGACCTCCTAAGTTTGGTTCAGGATTCCTAAACGCATGGTTTAAACTTGCCATCTCATTTAAGATTGGATCATCTTTCGTAGTAGACATTTGAATAGGATTAATAAAACCTGTACCCATCCATTGTTCTGCTTTGTACTCTTCTCCTAATATATTTCGCTTAGTATCTAATGATCCTCTTAGACCTAGTTTCTTTTTCATTGCATCTGTTATACTTCTAGCTTCTTTAACAGCTTGTGTATCATAATCTGCCATTTGAGATAGAACATTAGGAACAAAAGAAGCAGCGTAGTTTCTACCTAATTTCTCTACATATCTATCAGGATCACCTAAAGCATCTGCCCACAACTGAATACCAGCTAAATAAGATTTATTAGTAAAGTTACGAGTTAA